TACCGCTTTCATGTACCAGTTGACCCAAAAAATGAGCGCCACGCTCTGGATTAAGGGCATAATGATTACAAATAGCTTTAGCTGTGTTGGGTCCAAACGCACCGTCGGGGTTAGAACCTATTTTTTCTTGTAATGTTTTAAGTGCTTCACTCATTCACAAACTCCTTTGATCCGCAGACACGCTCATATACCATGTCCGACGTGTAACTTTCAGCCCATTTATTTTCTGTGAAAGTACAAAAGGCCCACAAATCATTCACATCTGCATTCAAAAGATCAATAATGTCCTGTTGTGCAGAAACTTGACCCTGTAAATGCTCAATATCATGTACAATGTTGCTAATATACCACACTAAACCAACTAATTGCACTGCCATAGCAAAAACTAAAGCTACTGGTATCTTTAAATCACCCATTTTGTATTTCCTTTAGGAAATAACCATGTTCCCAAAGACTTCGATCTTCGCAATGAGAAGTTCGATGGCCTTCTCCATAACCGTGAGTATGTTTTTTACCACATTTAGGGCAATCAAAGGTTAAAAGATCCACCCCGTTAATAGTTTCTTTTACTGCGTAAACTGTAGGAATATTGTCCATATCTACCTCTTTAAAAACTGTTTAAATCCTCGAATTCCAAAAGACGCACTAATTGCCGTCAAAAGTGCGTACATGTACCAATCAGGGGCCATAGAGAGTTGTTCAAACCCATGATGCACCACACCCTCTAAACCCGGAATGAAACATAAAATCATAGGAATACTTAAAACAATCACAAAAAATTCGTCCTTCCATGACCCTGCGGAGTTTTGAGCCATTATCTTTTCCCAATCAGCCACACTTGTTTTTTCAGAAAGTAAAATCTTAGCTTTTGCCTCTGCTTCGGTCAATTTTAACTTTGCCTCCGCCGCTTGCTTAGTTGTTTTTGCGTCCAACCAACTGCTTGCCAGACCTGCAATAGGCCCAATTAAAGACTGTAACATCATTCTCCCTCCATTTTGATGCTTGCTTTCTTAGGTTCTGCTTTTGCCGCATACGCATTAAACCCCATAAACGCAGCAACCACGCCAGATGCAGCTATTACATATACACTAGCTATGTCTGTGATAAGGCTCGCCGCTTTGTCAAACCCCAAAACACTAGCCAACAATATAATAAAGGGGTAAATAAGCATTCCTGCCAAGGCAAACCCCGTAAATCTACGTTCTGCATTCCGTTTAAGATCACGATCAATCATTTCAAGCCGACGATCCTCTAGAGCAAGCTTATTCCATTCGGCTTTCTCTATTACGCCGTTACCGTTAATATCTGCTTTTTCAAATTCTGTCATTTCAAAGACCTCGCGTGGGCTATAGCAACTCGTTTATCGGTAGTTATTATAACAACTTTTCCGTTTTTGTCATATACAATGAATTTTCCACGTCGTTCAACTAATATCACCGTTCAATTTTAATACACACTACTTTAGAATTTTGATTAGTTACCAGTACTTTAGCTTCTTTTTGTGATTCTTTACACGCTTCCTCACTAGAGTACGTGCCAACATGATAATGATCAAATGAGCCGCTGACTAATTGTAACCAAAGCAAAACCCACATCACCACCTACCCTGATATTTTCCCCAAATGTAAAAAAATAAAAATAATAATCCACCACTTACCGCAAATATTATCGCGCCGATAGCAAAGTTAATAGCTGCATCAATTTGCGCTTGTTTTCTATACAGTTCGTCCTTGCGCCTTTTACGCATACTAGCCTCTATAGCCAGTACTTCGTCCCAAGCAGACTTGCCATAATGCCAAGTGATATGTTCCTTTATCTCTGCCCGCATTTGTTCCATTTTTTTCTTATTAGCAAAGATTTCAAGGGCTGTTTCCTCATCAGATCCCTTAAAGGTCTTCTTCCAAAACGGAGGATTCTTCTCGCGCTCTTCCAGATTGGTAAAGTCAGAGAAAGCTTTGCCCCATTGGGAAAGCTGTCCCGTCATATCTTGTAAATCTTTACCCGCTCCGATAGCTCCTTTGAGCGCCTTAAACGCCCCCGTCGCTAAAGCAACGCAACTAACTGGATCCATTTAGGTCAGCAACCCATATGATGTGTGCCCTTTATAGCTGCACCAGTGCCACGCGTCTTCATCTTACGCATTTTGTCACCCGCCATAGGAGCTTTTTTCTCTTTTCCAACTTCTTCCGCTTTTGGCGCTTTAGTTGGGGTATTTGTTACGATTTTTACTTTTGCCATGCTATTTTCCTCTCTGTTTGAGTAGTTCTCTCTGCATTGCACTATCAATTCGAGCCGCGGTCTGAGCCTCTTGGCTCTCTAACCTCTTCTCAAACTGCTCTCCGCGCATCTGTTGATTCTGCGCCTCAAGCTGCAATTTCTGTTGATCCAACTGCGCATCGGCCTGTTCTGACTGCGCTTTGATCTGTAACTCCTGCTCTTTGAGCTTGACCAACGGATCCGGCTGACCTGCACCAGAGACTTGCGCTTGCATCTGTTTGGCTTGCTGCATCCCCTCTGCCACAAACTGCGCAACCGCCGCTTGGAACTGTAGCTCCTGTTGGTCCGCATCCATAGGACCCGCTTGAGCCATCTGCGCCATAGCCTGCTCTTCCGCCGCAATCTTCACATGCTCCATAATATGCTTCTGCATAGCAACGGCAACAGGAGGCATACCACCTACCATAGGACTCGTGCCAAAAACTATGTGAGACATAATATGCGCCTGATGGTTCTGACCCTGAAACGCGTACAACGGTATCTGGTCCATCGCGTCAATATTCTCTTGCGCAGGGTCCGTGGGCCGTGGGTCTTCTTCCGGCATCGATTTCATAATGCGATCCGTATCAGTTACCCCCAAAGCGTCATACATATCCCTAAACACCTCATGCATGTTATGCATCTCCGGCGCTTGCGCTGCTAACTGTAACTTGGTTTGAGCTAACGCAATCCGCTGTGCCTGACTAAATACATTCGGATTCGAAACAGGTATCACGTCCACCCGATCATCAAAATCCTCCGCCATAATAGTCTGGTCATCTCCCTGCACACTATACGGATACTCCTGTGGGAGACTCTCAGACATAACCCGCGCAAGTATCTTGAACTCCTGACGCATCGCATAGTGCAACCTTTTATGTACTGCACTCATGACCCGCGAGCCTTGTTCCAACATAGCGATAGTCGTACCCACCGCAGCTTGCTGATTACCATCACCAACCTTCATGTCTGTAATAGTCGCGAACCGCTGACCCGCCTGTACTACAAATCCTAACAAGTTAAACAACGTCTGGTCGGGACCCTTAAAAGGTAGCGGCATGAGACTATCTCGAATAGCCCCACCCGGTGCGTCCACGTCACGGAACTCCCCGGGCTGAAGAGGATCGTCATCATCTCGGATACGTAGTCCGCGAGCCTTGAAACCCGCCGGGAGGTTAGACAACGTTCCGGCGTCGATCAACTGCCTCAGTGCCGCCGTGGCAGTCCTAGACAGACCGCCAATCGTGTGAATCAAACCCAGACCATAAAACCCGAACCCCGGCAAGAACTTGTAATGCACGAAGTAGTTGATCTTTTTCCGCAATGGGTCCTCTTCACGATAATTTCGCCGAATAGACAGTATCTGCCCGTTATCCTGCGAAATCGTCACCACATAAGGCAATTTAATGCCCGTTGGCTCGCCACTCTCGTCCATATCCTCAAACCCCTCTAGGTCCAAATCAACGTGGCATTCCAACAAAGTACAGTCGTAATCTATCTGAGACGGCTCAAAACCTCCAATTCGGTCCATCTCCTCCGTTACATCGTCCAACTCCTGTTGCGCAGGTATAACTGGTATATCCAAATAAAATCCCGCTACCTGCATCTTTCTCAAGTCGTTCAAATCCATCTTCACAACCTGAGTCACATTCGGGCACGTCTCCAAATCAGACGTGTCATACGGAACCACCAAGTTTTCCGCAGGCACGAACTTAGATACAATGCGCCCCATCGCTTCGTCATAATATACTTTCTTAAATGTACTGCCCGCTAACGGAAGATAAAACAGCATCTGATCCATGTCAGGCGTGTATTCCTCCATTACGTTCGTAATATAATAGTTCATAAACTGCTTAACACGCGCAGCCTGTTCTACCTTGTCCCTCGTCTCCTTACCAAGAACCACCGTTCTTACAGGACCCGACGACGGTAACAACTCGTTGAACGCTTGCGCCTGAAACTGCGTCGCAGCCTCCGCTAACAAAGGATGCGTCACACCAGAAGCACCCCGAAACGGCTGCGTCCGATCCTCATAACTAAACCCAAGTAGCTCCAATCCGTTCGAGTAAGTGTCCTCCCACTCCTGCCTCGACGCCTTGTTCGCTTCAAACTCACTACTCAAATCACCAGATATACGACTTAACTCGGAATCCGATAACGTCTCCGCCAAGTTCTCGTCAAACCCTCCCTCTGCCATCTCCGGCATCGGATCAAAGTCAACAATAACGTCGCCGCTCTCTTCCTCTATAATCTCTATCTCATCACCAAGGTCCGTGAGCAACGGCTCCTGACCCGAGTCTGGTATCTCAAGCTCTAATTCCGCCGCCATCTCCCCTTCGTCAAGTTGAGATGGGACCACTAATCCCGCAACTGGTTCTCTAGCCATGAACTACTCCAATCAATAATATGCCCTTATCCTAGCAGATTCTTCCCCCTCTTGCCAATCATCTGTTGGTAATTGTACAAAATTACCTTGACGATACCGCATTAAAGCCTGTGTCATACTATCCACAAGGTCGTCATGCTCCCCATTCGGAAACGCAGCAACCTCCTCTATCATCTCGTCCGCAAACGTTTTGTCAGGTGCCCATACCATACCCGCCTCAAACAAAGGACTTACACTATGAACTCGCGTTACCTTGTCATTACCCCTACTTGGTGTGAAATTTACAACAGGTATCCCCATACTCCTCAATTCATGCGTCAACGGCAAACCACTCGCCTTCGCCTCCACAATCACCGTGTCGGGGTCCCAAAACTCATACTCCTCCAACGCAATCGCTTTCAACTCAGGAAACTCCCAACGACCCTTCTTCGAATCTAACAATATCAAATTAGGTCCACTACCACCCTCATTCGGATAAAATACTCCCCACGTCGTAATCGCACTGTAGTCCGCCGTCTCCCTCTTACTAAACGCCGTATCGTAACTCTGTATCACATACTCCAACTGCGGCACACTCTCCTTCTCCCACATGCGCCACCACTCACGCTTGATAATCGCATTCTCCTCACCCGTAGGATTTTGCTGATACTGCGCGTTCCACTTGCTCGGCGGTATAGATGCGCGGACCGCGGTCAAATCCTCAAGACTCCAAAACTCAGGCCAACACGGAGTTCCGTCCTCAAATATCGCAGGTAACTCCAC